TTACTAAAAGAAGATCGTCTAAAGTCAGCACGGTTACTTAAAGAGCCAACAGTAATTGCACCAGAGTCTACACTATTAGGCCAAGCACCTTTCATATAAGGTATGGTACCTATTCCGGTAATTGTTGCAGTGTTATACCAATTTGGATCTAATGTGCTTTCTGCCATATATAGATTGTCATTGCCTGCGGCACCTATAATTACAACTCCGTCCTCAATAGCATCTTGTACATCTGCAACAATTCCAGTACTATAAGATGGATATGCGCCTGTATTAAATCGTAGTCCAAAATCTCTTTCTAAAACACTTTGAGTCCATCCTCCTGAAGGAGGAGATGCTGGAGTGTAAGTTGCTCCTTGATATACAACCTGTGTAATATCTCCAAATACAATACTAGTTTCATCTGTTTTCACTCTTACGCCGCCGTAACTGTGATTTGTAATTGTAGGATTTCGATAACCTGTTTCTAGATTAATTTCTTTATTTAAATGGAATGCTCTCAAATAATCAAAAATTAGATATGGTCCTACTTGCTGTCCTGTTACATACGGACTTAGTACAGCTAAATTGTAAATATTTGCTTCATTTGCCCAGCCGTAATGTTTTCCTGCAATAGTTCCTCCAACGTGATTGCCATGATATACTGGAAGACTATCATTTGTATAGTAGTTAATGTTACCAGTAGGTAATGTTTGACCGTCGTCGTCGATAGAGCTTACTTCGTTATTGTGTATGTTGAACCATTGGTATTGGACAAATCTATTTACATTTGTAGTAGGACCATACCATTCTTCACAATCATAAGCCATAGTATCATCTACTATTACTACATCAACATTTTTACCAGCATTATAAATTTCAAAAGGTCCTGCTGTTGCAGTTTCAACTGCGTCAGTCGATCCCCAATTACCTTTTTGTCTATCTGCAATATTGCCGCTGCAATGCAAATGCGCCCATTGATAATCATTTACACTAACAGTGGAAGGTGATATTGTATCATCTTTCCAAAATGTTCCATTAATTTGATATGGTTGATTGGGTGTATACATTTGCCTTGCAATTTTAATTTCTTCTACAAGTTCTACTGCCCATACTCGATCATCTGCTAGAATATCATTTACTTGCTCTGTTGTTAGATCATAATGTGTATTTCTGCTCAAGGGACGCTTCAACAGACATTTATATCCTGCTGACGCCATATCTAAATAAAATTGCTCTAGATCTTCTTTACGAAAAAGAGTTACAATATATTCTGCCATGTTACACCTCCAGTGCTACGTAGTGTAATGTTACTGTTAAATCTTGTTGGCTTCCGCTTTTGTTAACAACTTTTGCATATACTTGAGCAGCTGGTGTTCCGTCATTGTTCCACCCTATTGTACCAGGTGTAATGTTAATTGTGCTACCGTCTGATGTAATAACTTCAGCAAGTACACCCGAACCTGCTTCAGGATCAGTATTAATATCTCTACCTGCATCATTAGTTCTTGATGCTGTGTCAATATACAATGTTACCCATGCAGCATGGCTAGTCTGTATTTTTAATAATGTAAATGTTTTTGCGCACGGAATTGTAATATCAGCAGCTGACTCATCTCCTAATGCAGTTGCAGTAGCAGCGCCTGTTGTTCTCGCCGAAGCAGTGCTGCCTTCTCCTACAATCTTAATAACACCGTTCATTGAGCTATGGTTAGCACAATAATAATATAATTCATCTGGTGCATCCATTGGTGGTATAAATGTTACAGTACCTGTGCCTCCGTTATTAGTAACACCGTCGTTATATAAAGTACCTGCTGCTGAATTAACAGATTGTATTCTAAATGGGTGAGAGCCTGAAATGTTTTCAAATTTATATCTTTCACCTCTCTTTAAGTATAGTGTAGGATTATTTGTGTTTGATAGAAAATATTTAGAATCAGCATTAAACACATAATTAGGACTCGCACTTCCTGTTAAATCAAATTCATTTTCAACAAATCCAGTTACATCACCAGTTACATTACCAGTTACATCACCGTAATACATTGCTGTTCCTACACCAGCATCTACGTCAAGAATAAGTGTTAGACCGTCTGCCTGTTTAACATCACCGTGTACCTCGCCCATTACGTTACCAGCAAATGTAGCCGCCGAAATGTCTAACACTACACTTGTTGCTGGATTTGCCGGATCACTTACTACATCACCGTAATACCACGCTGAGTCTGCTGCCGTACCTGCATCTAATACTTTTGAATTTGCAGTGTCTGCTAAGTCCCATGCAACAAGATTTGAATGACCAGTAATTGTTGGTATATCACTAGTTAGTGCCAGTGTTCCGGTTCCACTTGGTATAGTGTGACTGTTAATAGTTGTTAAACCAGTTAAGTCTGCATCTAAACTAAAACTCAAAGAAAACCCTGCGGCATCTACAATAATTTGTCCTGTTGCTCCTGTTGCAGTTAATGTTTCACTCGCAAAAGTAACACTACCTGTTCCTGTGTTACCAGCAGTATTAATACTTGTTGCACCGCCGCCACCGCTTTGTGCTACCCAATCATAATCTGTGCCTGTCCAGCTAAGAACATATCCACTTGTTGGATTACTTTGATTTAAATGTGTGTCAACGTCTGAATCAGTATAGGCTGTTGGGATAGTTGGCTTATTAGTTAAACTATTATAGTCTCCGTCAAATGTACTAAATGAACTTAAATCTGGTGGAGTATATGTAAACACGCCTGTTGTATTATTATAAGTAAGAGCTGCTGTTCCAGCACTTGCTGTGGTAACACTTAAATCTGTTAGTGCAATACCTGCACCTCCACTTGACTGTGCTACCCATGCATAATCTCCAGCAGTCGTATCCCAGCTTAAAACATCTCCGTCATTGGCGAATGTTACATTCAAATATGTAAACACATCAGCATCGCCATATCCGCCTGCACCTAGCGCATCGTATGTAATTTCACCTGTAGTTGGATTATATTCTAACTGGTGAGTTCCGTTACCATTTCTAATAGGTTTCACAACAAATGAATCTGCTGTTGTATTTTCTACTGCGGTTGAAGTTGCATTCATAACAATACTATTCGCTGCTTGATTTGTCTCACCTGCTGCGTTACCGATTGCTATTGCGTAATCACCTTGCGTAGTTTTACCAGCACTATCACCAATTGCTATAGCATTTACACCTTGATCATTGTTAGCTGCTAGGCGTCCAATTGCTACTGAATTTGCGCCTTGTGTAACTAATGCAGCACTTGTACCAATTGCGATGCCGTCGTTACCTTGTGACGTTTTACCAGCATCGCTACCTAAAGCAATCGCAGTTGCTCCTTGAGTTGTGTTACCAGCTTCTTCGCCTATAGCTATTGCCTTTGTGCCTTGAGTTGTTGTACCAGCGGCATTACCAATTGCTATTGCTAAATTACCTTGATTTGCGTTACCGGCAGTGTATCCTAACGCTACTGCACCATCGCCTTGTGAAGTTACACCGGCTCTATTTCCAACTGCTAATGCAAGAGTACCTTGTGTAGTTTTACCTGCTTCTTGGCCGATTGCTATTGCGTAATCACTTTGAGTCGTTAGCCCTGCATCTGTACCAATTGCAATAGCCTGTGTGCCTTGGGTGCCATTACCTGCTTGTTTACCAATTGCTATTGCTTCTTCACCTTGTGTATTATTTGCTGCGCTACTACCAATTGCAATTGCGTTTGCGCTTTGATTGTTAGCTGATGAGGCACCGATTGCAATAGCCTGCGTGCCTTGATTCTCGTAAGCAGCATTATAACCGACTGCAATTGCATTTGAACTTTGATCATTTGCGCCAGCATAATGACCAAGTGCTGTTGCATATTGACCTTGATTTGTTGTTCCAGCTAAGTGACCTAGTGCTACTGCACTTGCACCTTGATCTGTTTTACCTGCCCAATCACCAACTGCCACTGCCTTTGCTGTTTGATTTGTATTGCCGGCACTATTACCTATTGCTACTGTATCTGAACCTTGAAGCGTTTCACCTGAATTCTTACCAATTGCTACAGCTGCCTGTCCTTGGTTTGTCATACCAGCACTTGCACCAACTGCTACAGCAAAGGTATTTTGATTAAGTGCACCTGCAATATCACCTACGGCAACTGCGCTTACGCCCTGTGTATCTTCGCCAGCGCCATTACCAACTGCGGTAGCATTAGCACCCTGGGTTGATGCACCTGCTAAGTCACCTATTGCAACTGCTTCAGAACCCTGTGTAGTTGTACCTGCACCTGAGCCAATTGCTACTGATGATTCACCTTGCGTCATCATGCCTGCAACTTCACCAATTGCAACTGAGTCTTGTCCTTGTGTGTTATTACCTGCGCTTGTACCAATAGCAACACTGTTATTTTTCTGATCTGTTCGACCTGCCATTAATCCAATTGCTACGCCTGCAGCTTCTTGTGCAACAGTTCCGTCAAGTGTTCCGCCTGCGCCATTGCCTAATGCTATACTTTGAGGCCCGTTGACACCAGCCTTGTCAGTTACTTGAGCATATGTTGGAATGTTACCAACATCAGATCCAGGTGCCCACTGTGAGCCATCCCATTTAAGAACTTCGTCAGGTGCCGGTGCAGTAGGGGATACATTACCTAAATCGCTTAACAGTGTTGGTACTACTGGTTTGTTAGTAAGATCATTATAGTCTGCACTAAATTTGTCTTGGGGGGACCAAGATGATCCAGTCCATGTTAATACTTGATCAACACCAGGAACAGTATTTTGTACATTTGTCAAGTCTGCTAAATTAGATGGAATACCGGGCTTATTTGTTAAGCTCTGATAATTTCCATCAAATGTAACAGGAGTGTTTGTAAGACTATTATAGTCTCCGTTAAATAACAAAGGTAGATTACTTAAACTATTGTAGTCGCCGTCAAACAATACTGGCTTAGACTGTATCTCTGTCCAAGTAATAATTTTATTTGCTTCAGCATTTGTAAGTGCTGTAATTCTTTGGTCTAAGTGACTTAGATTGCCGTCTAACTCTGTATGAGTTAGAGGTTCTGTTTTATTTGTTCTTAAAATTAATGGCATTGATATTCCCCCTAATCAACATAATTTGGATCTACGTATCCTTCTTGTACATAGCTTCCGTTTACTATCCTAATAATTGTTTCTTCTTTTGCACCCTCTATTTCTGCAAAATCTTTTGTAAGTGATTCTATATTTCTTAAATCATACGTGTCAGTTTTAATTTCTTTTTTAAATCCAACTGTGCTTGATCTTAATCTATCAGAATTAATCACTTGTGTAATAATTGTATTAAGTTCTATTGGATTCAACCCCTTTAGCGTATCTACTAATCTAAACACTGGTATATTATCGCTAGATGCTTTTTGTATAAAAATTCCACTAATTTCTCTAGAAGGAATATCTTCAAATCCTCTTTTTTTAAAATATCCAACTAGTGCATCAAATTCATTTGAATTAATCGGTGTACTAGTAGTGGGTGAAATAATTTCGGTCATCTTACTTTCCTGCTATAATCTTTGTTGCTAGTTGTGCTAATTTAAATGTATCGGAACTACTGTTAGGATCTCTTGTTGCAAGATCAACTACCGTGTCTTGGATTGCTTGTTGTGGCGAATCACCTGATACAATACCTAGCAACACTGATGTACTAGCCAATGATGCCACGTATGACGGATTATTTGTTAGTTCACTTAATATTCTAGTAGACGGTAATATACTAGTAGGTGTAGTAGTTGCATAGCGTCCTACTGCCTGTGTAGGACTAAACAAACTGTTACCACGTAGTAAATCACCAAACAGGTTATCGAAAAAATTACCTGATGTTGGATTGCTAACAAACGTTGTAGTAGTTGCTCCGTAATTTGCCTGTGCATCATTTTTAGGTATATATCCTTGCGTTCCATTTATTAATGGACTCGGTGTATTGTCGTATCCTGTTTCATTATCAGTAAAGTTGGTAGGTAATGTCTCAGCAATATTACCTTGGTTATAAATTACACCTTCATATGCAATCGACATGTTATTTTCCATCATGCCGCTGCCGTCGGCATTATCTAGTGAGTCATGTCCAAATGATGTGACTAGTGGGTTTACTAATGTATAAGACCACCATCTACGTTGCGTTAATTGATAAATTTTTATATGACTAAAAAATGTATCCTTCATTCCGTTGTCTAACCCAAACTTTTTATTTGGTAATGCAAATTTATTTCGTGTTCCAAAATCAAGTACATCATTCTTACCATCCCTGTAGTAAAAATTATAATACTCTTTCATAAGCGAACTTGTTGTACTAGAATTATCATCATGGAAAACAAATCTACATTCGTCATAATCGATTCTAGTTTGAACATTCTTTTTTCTATTATACTGCTGGCGTGTTTCTGTGCTTACTCTATAATTAGGCAAGTCTACTGACTTTGCTAAAACACCTAGCTCCTTAATACTATTCTGCGTATTAGGCGCAGCATTTCTAGCTGCCTCATCTTTTAACATAAACACCACATGGTAAAGAAATTTAGTTTTAGGTGCATACGAAAGATTGTATTGTGTATACAATTTACGTGCATGTTCTGCATCTCTTAGGTGTACATTATTCTCTGGATCATATTGTAGTGTCATATAGTATTTATCCATAAAAAAACAGGAACCAAAAAGTCCCTGTCTTTATTGTTAATTTTATTCAACTTATCTAGCTGTTGGTTGCCCGATGCCGCTAATTGCGCCGCCGTTTACGCCTTTTTGAATTGCATTATCATAACGAATAGTTAATGAAACTGTAACTGCGTCACTTGTTGCATATGCTAATGTGTTATAGTTTGCTGATTCAATATAGCATCCTTTAAGTTCAAATCTATCAAGCACAATAGGATCTTTATCGCCATTGCCGCCATCTAGGATTTCAATCTTAGTGTGAAATTTATAATCACTTGCTGCTGTTGCACTTGCTTGCTCAAAGAAGTCAAACTGTTTCTGCAACTGACTGCCTACTGCTCTTTGAATATTATTACTTGCATCTTCACGTAGTGTAAGCGTAATTGGCTCCCACGTATGTTTACCTGCTAAGTAAGTTCTTGAGTTGTATGCATCAAGTGTGATTTGTTCAAATGATAAGTTAGGACGGGTTACGTCCACAACTTGTCTTTGTAGAACACGTAGACTATCATCTACATCAGCGCCAAATAAATCAAAAGCTACTCTAAAACGATACTGTAATTTAGGCATTAACAGTGATGAATTAGCCTCGCCCTCGAAAGGTACTGATAAGTTTTGTAATGTTGTTACTGGCATTCTATTCTCCTAATAGTATTTATGTCTTAGCCTAAAGACGCTATTTCGCCTGTGTTTTTAATACGTAACGGAATGTAAATAAACTCGATAGCTTTGACTGGTTCAATAGCTACATCTAGATACAATTCGTTCTTATCAACTCTTGCAGGTGTATTGTTTGTAGTGTCACAAACAGTTACGAAATCGTAAATGCCTCTTAATCCTACTAGTTCTAGTAATAGCGCATCTGCTGCTGCTTTTACTTGATCTCTTGTACCAGCATCATTTGGTTCAAATAGATATGGTCTTGCAAGAATTTCTAACTGTCTACGTAAGTAAACTGTTAGTCTTGCAACGTTAACTCTGTCTAATGCACTTGCATTTTTAGCACGAGTTTTCTGTCCAAACACAACTAATCCACTTCCTGTAATAGGAGTAATTGGGTTAATGTTGTTTGAATATAGTACGTTACGCTGACCATTGTTTAGTGAAATACTTACAAATTCGCCTTCAGCACTTAGGTAACCTGTTGCTGTAGCATTGCTAACTGCACCACGTCTTGTGCCTGCTGGAGCCATCCATGGATACGAAACTTGATCACTTAGGATCATTGTTCTTAGTGCCATGTGTGATGCCGGAACAACAATGTTGTTTCCTGCGTTATCACTTGTAAAGCCTGCTGGGTAATAAACGCCCAAGTACTCATCTCTGCTTACTAAGCCTCTATCATTATCTTCAACAGCTAGTTCAACGTTAGTTGCCCAGTTGTTAAGTCCTGTTGCGTCTGGTGCAAGTCTCATCGGTGAATCACCAACAATAAACGATGTTAGTTTTCTATCATAGTTAAGACTAATCATCTCACCAATTAGCTCTGGATAACCAGGTGTTGCCATTAAGTTAAAGAATCTACGCTCGTCATCTCTAATTTCTTGGTTACTGTTTACCATTGCTTGTAGTGCTTGTACTACTGACTTACGCTGTGCGTTACGTCCAAAGCTGCCTGAACCGTCAACGTTATTTGCTGATTCAGTAACCCAACGATTTGGGTTATATGCTGCCATTGATTCGTCACCATTGCGACCATTGTTTTGGCCAACTGCAATGTGATTACGAACAAAACGCTTAACATTAAAGCCAGAACGTCTTAGGTTCCATAGTAGCATACCTTTTGGATATAGTGCTGGATCTGGTGCATCTGGATCTAAGTAATCACTTTCTAGTAAGTCTTCGATATCAGCTGCAACAACATCTGCGCCTGCTGTGCTCCAACGTGCATCTGCAAATAGAATTCCGTTTTCACTTGTTTGGTCACCTTTGTCAATTAAGTTCCATGCACTTAGTCCTGCATTCCAACGATAGATAGTTGGGAAGTTTTCTAAGTCGCTTGTGTCAATCCAAAGATCATTATCTTCAATAGCTGAACCGTCTGCTTGTGCTGTTGGTTCACTTGCTGCAACGATAGGACCCATTGTAGTTCCAAATGCGTTTTTGTAACCTTGCCATGTTGCGCCATTATGATACATAATGTCAACTTCGTCAATCACTGAGTTGTACCATACTTCGCCATCTGCTGTTAGCGTTGTTGGTTCAGTTGCTGATGCATCATATGCTAGTGTTTTCCAAAGTGTTGCAGTCCATGTGCCTGTTGCGTTTGGATCATACATGTTTACTGTTGAAGCACTGTTGTTTACATCATAAGGAGCAAATCCATACTCTGCTAGTGCGTCATCTGTATCAACTAAAGTAAAGTCGCCGCCTAGTTTGTGGCTAATTACAACTCTATTTTGATCAGTAACTGATGCTGAAACATTTGCAAAGCCTGCATTATTAATTGCTGCTACTAGAAGTGCTGCATCGCCTGTTCCGCCTGTTGGCGTCCAAGTTACTGTTTTAGGTGTATCTAATACTGCTGAACCTACTTTAGTTTCTGCAATATTTACATTAACTGGTGTACCGCCGGAAAAAGCTGCGATTGTTGCAACTTTTGCACTAGTAATTGTAGTTGCGCCTGCTGCTACTCTTCTATAAATTTTAGCATCTGCTTCTACTGGTGACGCATCGTTTACATTTGCTTTTACAAATGTAGCGCCTACTGCTAAGTTACTACCATTGCCTGTTGAATCAAGTGCATTTAATGCTGCTGCATTTGAAGTATACACTGGTGCTGCAACAGTTGACCATAATGCTGTGTCAGCACTGTATGATTTAATATTCCAGTTAGCGCCACCGTTTGGTGTAGTTGTTTTCATCCAAATACTACCTGTTGGTGCTTCTGCTGCTTCGCCTGTTTTAAATTCAGGAACACTAGTATGTGGAGCAATTGACATTGTAGGAGCATTGTATGTTCCTGCTGTCAATCCTAAACCGCCGAATAATGTATTGTTTGTGTCTGCTAATGTAATAGCAACACCTGTGCTAAAGAATTCTAAAACTTGTGTATTAGTATTATAGCTTACTGTGATTCCAGCAACTTGCCCGGCCATAGCTGTAGCTGCATCTGCAAGACTTTGTCCGGAAGTAAGGCTAATTGCTTGGCCATTAATTTCAATAGTATCACTTGCTGGAACTGTAGCGCCTGCTTCTGTAGAAACAACTGTTGGCCAACTTGCTTTCCAATCTTCTGAACCTACTTGTACCCATGCACCTGATGTATTCTTGTAGAACATTCTGTTCATGTTGTTTGCTGTAACTACTGCATAATCGCCAATAACACCAATTGCTGCTGATGGCACTGTGCCGTCTAGTTCGCTTGCTTTGTTTACTACAATTGGATTAATTGCTGTGAAGCTTTGTCCGCCTGCTGTTACTGCTGCTGCATTCCACTCTAGTAAACCGTAGCTTGTGTTTTGTGTATCTAACCAGTATGCACCGTCTACTGGTGTTCCGCCTGGAGCGTTTGCACTTGGTGTTAGTTTAGCTAGATCAAAATCTGCTCTAACAACAAATACTTGGTTAGTTACGCCTAGTAACGAGTATGCTGTTTGCAAACCGTATTCGTTTAATTCACTACCGTGAATCATGTTTCCGCTTGTGTCTGAATAGAAACTTGGATCTCCAAATAGATCTCCTAAGTCTTTCTGACTTGTTAGTAAAAATGGAACACCTGCGTTTGCTTTTGTTGTTCCTGTTGCAATACCCGTTCCTGCTGAGTTAGTTTTATTTTCCGCAGTTGCAACAAATATCATTGGTACAGTACCCGGTGCACTTGGAGTGTAAAAACTCTCATCAATTACCTGGACCTCTACACCTGGTGAGACTAATGCCATCATATTTCTCCTTATAAGGTTATATCACATGTATTTATGCTATTTTTATAAAACAGACAGTTTAGCTTGCTGGAAAAGGGACCGAAAAGGTATGATAAATACAATATGAGACCGTTATGTATATGCAATCAAAGACCTGCTGCTATAAACTATATAAAAGAAGGCAAAACGTATTATCGCAAAAAATGCGAAACATGCTTAAAGCATGGCATAATAGGCTACGGTATTCCTCGATGGGTTATGTCAGGCTATGAGAAAAAAGAATACTGCGAAAAATGTAGATTTAAATCTGCACATGAAGAGCAATTCAATGTATATCATATTGACGGAGACTTACAGAATTGTCGACCTAGTAACTTAAAAACTGTATGTGCTAATTGCCAACGCATTATCCAGAAGGAAGGTTATACATGGCGACAAGGAGACCTTACTCCAGATTTTTAGGTTGACAAAACAGTAAAAGATGTTAGTATTAACTATAGGCAATAATAGAGGCTAACATGATTTTATATTTAGATATGGACGGTGTAATTGCAGACTTCTTCGGAGGTCTCGAATCTTTTTACAGAGTTGATCATTGGAAGAAACTTCCTAATAAAGAAAAAGCAATTACTGATTTAAAACACTCAAACTTTTTTGATATACTTGAGTTATTTCCAACATCAGTAGAACTTGTAAATTTTGTTAGAGATCTTGCTGGTGATAACTATGGCATTTGTTCAAGTCCGTTGAGAGGTGATCATCAAAATAGTTCTTATCACAAACGTGTATGGTTGACTAGGCACGGCTTTATGCCGCAAGTGCAACATCTAATCTTTACAGGTCAAAAAGAGAATCATGCAGTTGACGACTTAACAGGAACTCCAAATATTCTTGTTGACGATAAGCCAACTAATATTGCCAGATGGATTGAAAAAGGCGGTATTGGTATTAGGTATCAAGCAAACGAAGATAGCTTGAATGATCTAAAAATGAACTTACAAGCAGTATACAAGGATTAACATGGCTATTGATTATAAATTTAACGAACGAGAACTAATTGAAGAGTTTCAAGAATACATTGACTCTACATACAAAGGCCATTATGCGCAAAATAAATTTCAGTCAACTGAGGTAATTATCGAGCGTGGGCACGGAACTGGGTTCTGTATGGGCAATGTTGACAAGTATTCAAATAGATACGGTCGTAAAGGCAGTAAGGACGATGCACGTAAAGATTTAATGAAGGTGTTACACTATGCACTTATCCAGTTGCATATACACGACAACGATCTTTAACCAATAAGAAAACTGTAGCCGGCTCCGCCTGCTACTTGCTGTGAAACTTCTTGCTCTAACTTGTCCATTTCACTTTGTGCTTCTGCCTTAAGCGTATCTCCGTTTAAGGTAGAACCACCTTGTGGCCCAGCAATAGTAGCAAACTTTGATCGTGCTTCGCCTAGCATATATTTACAGTTAGCTAAAGTATAATCTTTAATCCACTGCTTTGTAAGATAATCGTTTAATAATTCTTCGTCTGGTCTATAATTATAACAAAATAACATTAAGTTTTCTTCAGCATGTGGTCTTTGTAGAATAGTTAATTTTTTTGTTGCTGTGTTCCATTTAAATTCAATATGTGATCCAAACATTCTACCTACTAATTCTTGGTACTGACTAAACATATCATATGTTGCTAGTCCGCCCATTTTACTTGCTGACAACAAGTAAGCATTTGTGTATGCTAAATTAAACGGTTCGTACATTGATCCACCAGTTCCGCCTTGTGTTCTAGCACCTACAGTTCTGCGAAATATCTGTCTTACTTCAATAACTTCTTGTGGTAGTGTATAAACGTTTTGATCTACAATTGTAGGCATAAACATATATGATTCTTCAACTGAATTATCTGAACGCTGTCTAAATCTTGTCAACGCCTTTGTAAGTGCTGTTTCGTAGTGTATAGGATCGAGCTCTACGTCAACCATACCGCCTCCTAAGAAAGCAGCTACATAGTCAAAGACTTCTTGTTTTTGTGTTGATAAATTAGACATTTCAGTTCTCCAATAGTATTTATCCTACGGATAAATATGTATATGCCAAGACTGTCTTTATATAAACCCGAAAAAACAAATGATTTTCATTTCCTTGACAAACAAATCGCGGAGATGTTTACTGTAGGTGGTACTGATATACACATCCACAAATACTTAGGATCTGGTAATTTACCAGAAGGTGAAGCCGATGCTGTGCAACCACAGTACGATGAATTAAATCCTACTAACATACAGGACTTACTATTTTTAGAAAATAGAGATAGAAAGTATGACGTAGATGTATATACGCATAGAGCTATCTATAATGTACAAGATATAGACTTTGATCTAAGTCAATTTGGATTGTTTTTATCAAACGATACATTGTTTATGACTGTACATATTAATAGCATTGTGAAGACTATTGGACGTAAACCATTGGCAGGTGATGTAGTTGAATTACCGCATCTTAAAGATGAACATGCACTAAATGATGCATCAGTTGCTCTTAAACGCTTTTATGTTATCGAAGATGTGAGTCGTGCAAGTGAAGGATTTAGCCATACTTGGTATCCGCATTTATACAGGCTAAAACTAAAACAAATTTACGATGGTCAAGAATATAAAGATATTTTAGACTTACCAGCCGATGAAGAATCTGATACTACATTACGTGATGTACTTAGTACCTACGATAAAGAAATGCAAATTAATAATGCTGTGATTGCACAAGCAGAAGTTGATGCTCCTTTGTCTGGATACGAAACCAGTCACTTCTATACTGTAGAGCGCAAAGAAGACGGAACAGTTGCCCTGGAAGAAATTGACGGAGAAAACCTCACAAGCGAAATTATAAACAGTGTCGAAGGTAGAGAAGGATACAGTGGGTATCTTGTTAACTATGGTGACGGTGAGCCTCCAGTAGGTAATGTATTTGGTAATGGTATACAGTTTCCTACAACAAACGAAATTGGTGATTACTTTTTACGTACTGACTTTTTACCTAATAGATTATTCAGATATGACGGATCACGCTGGCTTAAGGTAGAAGACAATTTACGTGAGACACTAACGAATAACAACAACAGACAAACGCAAAAAGCAGGGTTTATTAACAACACAAAGCAAAGTCAGATCGGCGGCGAAGCAGTTGAAGAAAGACAAAGCTTATCTAAAGCACTTAGACCAAAGGCGGATAATTAATGCAATTTTTTTATGATGGACAGATAAGACGTTACGTAACGCAATTAATGCGCCTAATGAGTAATTTTCCTGTTAAGTACGGCGACGGTACAATTAAAACAGTCCCGGTTATGTATGGCGATTTATCAAGACAAGTTGCGCATCTTATTAAAGATAATTCAGAGAATAAATTACCAAGTGCGCCTAGAATGAGTGTGTACATTACCGGATTAGAACAAGATAGAGATCGTACACAAGATGCTACGTTTATTGATAAACTAAATTTAAAAGAACGTGAGTATGATACTGATACTGGTAGCTATCTTAATACACAGGGTAAAAATTACACAGTAGAACGTCTTATGCCTGCTCCGTATATGTTAAGAGCAAACGTAGATGTGTGGACATCAAATACAGATCAAAAATTACAAATTATTGAGCAAGTTGGTGTTTGGTTTAATCCTACTCTTGAATTGCAAACAACAGATAACTTTGTAGACTGGACAAGTATTACTACACTTGAATTAGAAAACATTAACTGGACAAACAGAACTGTTCCTATGGGTTTAGAAACTGAAATTGATATTGCTACGTTAGGTTTTAAGATTCCGATTTATATTTCGCCTCCGACTAAAGTAAAACGCTTAGGTGTAATACAAAATATTATTACTAGTTTATTTGACGAAGAATCAGGTAACATCGAAGAAGGTATTACCCGTCCACAAACTAATGCATACGATGATAGTATCACTGCCGGTGTTACAGAAAATGAACACGGACGTAAGGCTGTAACAGAATCAACAGATCAAATGGCAAACGTTAACTATCTAAACTATCCTGTATATGTTGAAGGCGCATCTGCTAAAATTATTAGACGTGGAGTTGTAGGTGGCATAAGTTGGAGAGATATTATCGAGTCATCTCCTGGTATGTTCCAAGCAGGTCTAAGCAAAGTATTTGTTAATAACAAAAACTCATCATCTATTGTTACTGGTACATTTAGTTTAAATCCGCTAGATGATAGTATGATATCAATTAATTGGGACATGGATAGTTTTCCGCAAGATACAATTATTACAGGTCCTACGGGTGACAGAACGAGTATAGATTACATTATTGATCCGTTAACTTTTAATCCTACTACAATTAAAATTGCAGGCACACGCCTATTGCTTTTAGATGATGTCGGAAATGCTGACTCAGTTGAAGGACCAGCTGCTTGGCGTAATACTGATAATACTAACTTCGTAGCAAGTGCAAATGACATTGTTGAATGGGATGGTGCTAAATGGCATATTGTGTTTGACGCAAGCGAAGCAACTACAACTACATATACTACAAATCTAAATACAAGTGTGCAATATAGATATAGCGATAGTAATTGGTTACTAAGCATTGACGGTGAATATCCAGTAGGCACTTGGAGAATACAGCTCGAAGACTAATTACTTTTATGTCTGAGATAATTTGTAGTGGTGCTCTTTTTTATACGTTAAACACAAAACGATTTTTACTGCTTTATAGAAAAAATGGTAAACGCAATAACCAATGGGGTATTGTAGGAGGTACTAACGAAAATAAAGAAACACCGTGGGAAGGCTTACAAAGAGAAATTATCGAAGAAGTAGGCGCACTACCTGAAATTATAAAAACTATTCCATTAGAAACTTTTATATCATCAGATGAGAAATTTCAATTCCACACATATTTGTGTTTAATTAACGAAGAATTTATTCCACAATTAAATAGCGAACATGACGGATATGCATGGGTTGGTTATAATAATTGGCCAAAGCCGTTACATCAAGGACTGCGTAATACTCTTAACTCTAAAACAAATAGAACTAAGTTAGAAACAATTTTCGAAATAGCTGATTTATTTTAATTATTAATAGTAATATTAAATTCCGTATCGGTATTGATTGCCCAATCACCGTTGTCATTTACACTACTGTTAACGTTACTCGAAGTGCCGCCTTTAATAACAAATTTTACTGTACAGGTAGGTGGATCACCAATAGCAATACCAGGATGATATTTAGAAGTCTGAAGCGCATCTTTTGTAGTTATATGCGATGCTGTTGTAATATCCCAAGCTGTTGAACATGAAAACGCTGCTATTTTTCCGTATCCTGAAAGATAAAATTTAGTTCCGGCGGAATTCACTATTAAACCTTCCCATAAGTTATTAGATACAGGAATCTTATAAGTATTCTGAAATGTCCATGTACTAGGGTTATACCCAGTACCTGACCATTCTTGTATATACTGTCCTGATCCGTTAGGCGCACTAGAATTACAAAAAACCAATACCCACATCTTTGTAGCATTACTTTTTATATCCATGTCTTGAATAGTTACAATATTTTGACCAGATAACAGTTTATTGCTACTACTAGTTGCATATCGTAAGTCTGGTCTGTAAACGCTCGGTACTCCATTACTTGGCCATGAATACTCAAATAAATAATCATTATGAGTATCAACTATATACCAATTTGTGCCGTTGGTATTCATCCAAGCTCCAGTAATAGCCGATCCTGCGCTGATGATGGTTCCGCGGTTAGAATATGTTACATTAGCAGATGACCTAGTATCTACGTGATATCCCTCTGATAAACTAAATCGATATAGCCTATCAGTTGAACTGTTATTAACATACATATATTGACCATTATTACCAAAATTTAAAGTTTCAATAGCAGAGCTGCCAAGCCCTGATATAGAGGTTTCAGTTCTTTCATAATCAAAGGTAGATAAGTTGTCGTCAATCCGCCATCTATGAATTCTTGGAGTACTGGTGCTGTCAATTGCCCATAATCTTTGAGTATTTACGGTTTGGGCATTGATAGTTACTGATCCGGTATTATTGTTCATCTCTATGTATCCATAGTGTGGCGCATCAGTAACACTGTTTTGTAAAATAGAATTTGTACCTACGTCACCGGTGACAGTAAAATCAGTATTGATTTCAGCAGTGCTACCAATTAATTCAAAATAAATCTCAGTGCCATCTGGTATACCATTCCCTGTAAGAGTTATAGTTACACTTGCGCCTTGATTTATGGGGTTGCTGCTGGGGCCTGTAATAGTGTGTACCGAAGGAATACTTGTATCATAGATTAGGAAACTGGCAGCATATCCAATAGCATTACTGCTACTAAGTTGGACTAATTTAGTTTCTGTACCTTCGAGTACATAGTCTTCTGAAATTGTCGTAGTAACACTACCGAACGGGTTATTTCCAACTGTTGTAGTAAGAGTTACAGTGCCACTTGTAGGCCCAGTAAAGTCGCTTTGAGGAGATGTAATAGCCCAGTCAACTGTTGCCCCTATCGGAGTGTTTGTTGACGAGACTTCAATAGTAACAGTTTTATTTGTAGTTTCGTTATATATACTGCTAACCGACGGACTAAAGGAATTTGATGCCAATTGTATGGTACCTGAACCACTATCCACGTCTTCAGTCATAGAGATAGTGTAATCTCTATCAGTAGCAGACATATTAGCTTGGCTCCAGTTATGTTGCAAACTTATAGTGCCAGCTCCGTTAGTAATTGTAAAGGTACCACTAGTTGCTACCCAGCCTGTAGTAGATGCACCACTAACTCCACTCAATGACCAATTATATGTACCGTTTGGATAGCCTATAGTTGTTATATCATAATCAAGCGTAGCGTTAGCTTCTTTGTTGTTTATATATGCTAGGTTGCCGCTGTTATAATTAACCACTTGTACACTAGTATCAACAATAGTTATATCTATAGAAGTAGAATACTCGTTAAGTGCAAATGTCATTGTCTCGTTACCTTCTGTAGTAACATCGTTTGCTACAGTAAAATATTTAAGATGGTCAGTGTAACTTGATACATCAGAAGTGCTAACAACAAAGTTGCCTGTTAAGCTTGAGCCAGAAAGATCTGCACTACTTACTCCTGTAATTGTGTAAGGAACTAGTGTTCCATTAGGTATACCAAGTGTTCTTAACTTTACAATAATTTGATCGCCTTCGTTTTTACTATAATCGTCAGATGATTCAGTGAGAATAATCTGTGCTCCATAAATGGTATCGTTTGTTACAGAAGTATTTGTTGGTGAGCCATCTGATGCAGCAGCATCGACAGAAAAACTAAAGGTGTCGTTAGTGATCTCTAAATCATACGCTGCTGTAAAAGAAACTGTATCAGTATTAGTAGAAGTTCCGCTTGATACAAAGTTGCCTGACAATGACGGAGATCCTACAAAGTCTGAAGAAGTAATATTGCCAGAAACGTTAGATATATCCCAGCCAACAGTTCCGCTAGCTGGAAGACCATACATCTCTAAACTATACGTAATAGTTTCGCCAGCAAACATATTAGATTGACTTTTTGTTAGAGTATATATCTGCGTACTTGTATCATTCACTGTAACAGAGATAGATTCGTTATGATAAACTGAAACAGTCATTGTTTCAGTTCCTTCGTATTTTACATCATTTGCAAGGGTCCACGAAGCACTACTTGTACTGGAGTTAACTGTAAAGTTTCCTGTAAGTGATCCGGAAGAAAAATCATCTGCTGTGACACCGGAAACTGTATAAGGAATATTAGTACCATCTGGTACTCCGGTAGTAGTTAAAGTAATTGTTACACTGCCGCCTTCGTTAATAGTTGATGCACTTCTAGTTAAACTAAATGTTGGTTCATTTATTGTAATATCAATCGAATCTTTACCGTTATCTAAAGATAGTGTTAATGTTTCAGGTCCGTCAATGCTATTATCAAATATAGGTTCAATTAGCAACTCATCGGTATTACTATTAATAGTAAAATTTCCAGTCAACGTTTGTGTAATGTCACCACTCTGTATTCCAGTAATCGTGTAAGGAAGATTAGTTCCGTTTGGTACACCCTGAGTAGTTAAAGTTATAGTTGTATTACCGTATTCAGTAATAGCTGTGTCAGTAGCACTTAGAGTATATGTTTCAACACTGGTATCATTAATTGTAATGCTGATACTGTCATGAGGATCGCCAACTGGTCCTATCTCAAATACCATTGTTTCGGTACCTTCAGTAGTAAAGTCATTTAGTATATTGTACGTTCTCGATACGTCTGATCCTTCTACAAAATTACCAGTTAAACTTACATTATTAATATCAGATGACTGAACTCCTGTAATTCTATATGGTATTGTTTCTCCTGATGCTACACCAGTGGTTGCTAAACTAATAGTAAGAGTATCACCTTCGTTAATATTAGTCGATGATGCTGATAGTGTATATACACGTTTTAATATATCAACTGAAAAAGATTCACCAGTTGTTAATTCAAATGTTACTGTTTCGGTATTCTCTGCTGACAATGTGTCATAAGAAGTTTCTAAAGTTATTGACCCTGCTCTGCCAGTATAATCACCTGTTACATTTATAATTGCATGAGTATATGGATATGTTCCGTCTGCTGCATTAACTCCGCTTACAAAATCCGAAGGTGTAATATTAGTTCCAGAGATTTGAACCGGTAATGTGCTGATACTACCGAAAACACCCGACTGGTAAAAACTTACAGTGATTGATTCACCTTCGTATACTGACGTTTTTGCATTTAATTCAGTAAGAACTGTAGTTTTATCAATGACCTCGAATAAATATCCATCAAACACGTCATCTATAAAATTGCTTTGCCAACTATATTGACCTCCGACTGCATTAGCAGTAAATGATAATGTTTTAGATTCAGCAGTTCCAATAACAAAGTTACCTGATAATCCTAATGTGCCAGCAATTAAGCTTGAATTATTAAGTGATAAAAATTGATAGGGAATTTCGTAGCCAGATGTTAATCCTGCTGTTCCTGTTTGCGATAACGTAAGCGTAGTAATATCACCTTCGGCAATATACGTTATACCGTCAATTGTTGGGTACCCTCCTGAAATCGATATATTAATATTTGCGCTAGAAGAATTGAGATACGTAATTGTATCGCTTTCGGCATATAAAATATTTTCAGAAGAAGAATCATAAATTTTTACTTGGTAAGTTTCAAATCCTTCTGGATAAAAGTCAGCAGTGCTTCCTATTGTAAATGTAACCGAAGAATTGTTTGCGTTCTGTGTGTCAATTGTTACAGTACCATTATTAGACGGAAAGTCATTGTACACAGCATTTACGTTTGCTGCCGGTACTGGGTCAAATTTCCAATAAAACTGTGTTCCGTTAGATACACTAGGTGCTACTTCAAAAGTCACTGTAATATCGTCGCCTTCATTAACAATATGTGTTCCCAAATCATCGACACCGACACCGTTAGGAAACACTGGGATATCATCAGTAAAGGCTATAGTTATTTCGCCATCGCCTCCTGGGCCTCCTGCTTGCTGTCCAAAGGATTGAAATCCGAACCAACCGTAATTAGTTATATAAGCATCACCGCCGGAGAAGCCGCCTATGCCGCCGCCGCCTCCGCCTCCGGCTGTTCCAGAACCTTGAATGTTACTTGCCCAATAAGACCCGTAACCTGAAAATCTTCCGTTTGTGCCGCCTGAGCCGCCGCCTGCTTGCCTATTAGTTTGCCAAGTTTGGCTTGAATTCCAAATAGTAACTAAATTACCGTCATCAAGTTGTCCTGAAATATAAGTCCCAGTAGGTGCAGGTGAGCCGGCCGATCCAGTAGTGCCAATACCTTTGGTACTTACTCCGCCGCCACCGCTGCCGCGTATATCTGTACGATAGACATATGTATATGCATCAGGTGCATATATTTGTCCCATTCCACGACCGCCGTAGCCACCGCCTCCGACATCGGTATTTGATGCTACATTTGGATTGCCATAGTAACCGGCTGCGCCGCCGCCGCCACCAGGAAATCTGTCACTTCTACCGCTTCCGCCACTTGCTGTTCCATCTTTGCCTTTGCCGCCACCATGTGGTAAATTTTGAAATGCAGATGTTATATTATACGAGCCGCCTGACCCAACTGCGGTAGAAGCAGCTCCTCCCTGGGCTCTTGCAATTTCTTGATTGCTGCTAGAAGTTGTAGCTTCTATTTCAATTTCTAAATGCCAAAATCCTTGAGCACCTGGTGGTGTAAGATTTACTGATGTTGGAACTGTAAATGATAACGTAACTGTATCACCTGATAGTACTGCACTAGTAATATCATGCCCGGTTGTATCAGTATACCATACTTGCGAAACGCCACTATCTGTACCGCCTGTTTCAAAAATATTTTGATATGCTGACGGAAGCGCTGTCCAAGTGACATATTCAATACTTGAACTTAAATCTCCGTGTGCCTTAACTTCTTTTACTCTTAATGTTGTAGGTGCAAATCCAAAAATGCTATTAGCAGAATAAGTATAAGTAAAAGAACCGTTTGAAGATTCAGTAATTGTAAAGGTATGCGTTGCTGCCGAATTAGATGACGTAGTTATAAATGTATCGCCGCCAGCATTTGGTCCTGATAAGTTTGCTTGGGTTGCTGCTGACATATAAGAATTATATGGTGTAGCTGAGTTAGTGCCGCCATAATTGTGAGTTTTATAAGGTTGCGGCCCTGAAAATGTTTCACCCTGTCCGCCACTGCCAACTGTCCATGCTATAGTATCACCAGTAGTAACTGGAATAGAATTCATCCATACTAAACCACCTCCGGCGCCGCCGTATCCGCTGCCGGAAGATTGGCGACCTGCACTGCCACCGCCACCACCGCCGACCATTGCAACTGACATAGTATTAACTCCAGATGGAACTGTATATGTTCCACTAGTTGTATGTGTTTCAATATAAGTATTATCTGCTCCTGTAGAACTAGAAGAATCTATAATAATATTATAGTATAGGTCGTTTACTGTAGTAGTTTGATTATTATTTAATACAGTAGTTACATTATTAGTAATCGAAAACGTAATAGTTTCATTTTCGATATTATTATTAGAAACTGACCAATCTTGTGCAATTCCTAATGATATTGTATGTACATTTTCATATTGTAAACCAGTAACTGTATGAGTCACTGATCCTGTTAAACTCCCAGACGAGACGTCATCTGTAGTTATTCCACTAAATGCATAAGTTATAACAGTTCCGCTTGCAAATCCTCGTGTTGTTACTTCTACATCAAGAGTAGTTCCTTCGACAACAGTTGCTGGCATATTAGTGATTTCAATTTCAGGTGTACTAGTATCAACTATAACAAATGTTTCTGATTCTTTTACTACAGTAGTACCATCAGCAAGTTTTAATCTTACTTTAATTTCTTCTTGTGCAGTTTCTAACACAAAGTCTTCGCCTATGTCGAATGTAAAACTACCTGTATTATTGTTTATAGTAACAGTGCCAGAATACGCAGAAAGATCATTTGCAGATTGCACCCCTTGTACAAATACTACATCCCATGTTAATACTGTGCCGTCATTAATACTAGTTGTTGTAACTGTGCCAGTTACTGTGGTGCCTTCGCTGTAACCATCTCTATATATATTTGCATATGCGTCTGCTGCATTGTTAGGAAAACTACGGACAGGTACGTTAGTAAAATCAGCACCTGTTGATGTATCGACATTTGTGTTAAATCCAGTATACATAATCCTAGCGGCGCCATTGGAGCCATTACCGCCGCCATAACCAGTACCGCAGTTATAACATCGCAATACACCTTGGCCGCCACCGCCGCCGGCAGGACCGCCTTGGCTGCTGCCCGAGCCACCTTGGCCACCAACTGATGTGCTACCAGTTGCGTAAGTGCCTCCAGCACCTTCATTACCTTTGCCCTGAGTACCTGTACTGCCTCCGCGTCCTCCATAGCCACTAAAGGGAGGACCAGTTCCGGAACGAGTGCCGCCACCGCCTGAGCCGCCACCGCCAGAAAGACCTGGTTGGTTTGAAGCGCCGCCTCTGGCAGTATATCCTCCGGCGCCGCCGCCGCCTCCTGCCGTATACGCTCCGCCATCGCCTCCTTCGCCGCCGCCTGCTGTATTAGTAGTTCCAGGTGCTGTGAAAGTGCCGCCGTCTCCGGACATATTTGTATAACCTGATGCGCCGCCGCCGTCACCGCCTCTGGCAATTAATGTACCACGGCCAGTCCAGTTTATTGACGAAGAACCGCCAGGACTTCCTATAGTAGATCCTGAGTTGTTTCTGTTGTAAACTCCTCTTGCGCCGCCGGCGCCTACTGATACATAATAAGATATTGAATTACTAACAGAAATATCATTAGCCCATGCTAATGCGCCGCCGCCACCGCCGGGCGCATTAGAATTTACGTAGCCACCTGAAGTGCCTTTTGCTGCTGCGCCGCCGCCGCCAGCACCGACTACTACTACTGACACTTTATTTACATAATTTGGTAGGAGAGTGTTTGCTGACGAATTATATCCTTGTTGTAATTGAACTGATCCGATTACAACACTTGTCGGAGTAGTATCAAAACTTAAACTTAACAAATAGGTAATATTCTGTGATCCATAAAAATCACTTAACTTGATTGTGCCAGCTGTAGGTACATTCTGATTTTCTAATGCATCAGGAACTTCGTTGCCGCGATAGTATTCTTCCATTTCGGTAGGAGGAGTACCGCCAAATTCGGTTTGTAAATCCCCTAATGATACTGTGCCACTATTAACAATTCCCATTAAGCTTTACCTTTTTTCAACTCTTCAATTTCTGCTTTCAATTCTTTAATAGCTTCAATTAGTGTACCAACAATGTTACCATACGCAACTGACTTGTATTCCCCATTGTTATTTACTACTTCAGGCAACACTTCTTCAATTTCTTGGGCAATAACCCCAGTGCCTTTTTTACCATCTTTATCAAATGTAACACCGCGCATTGCTGTAACTTTATCTAATGCATTATCAATTGTTTCTACATTATCTTTAAGTCTAGCATCTGAGAACGCTGTAACATCACCAGTTGCAGTAAAGTCACCTGTTGCTGTATCAAACGAGAATCTGTCAGCATTACCATTAGCTCCATCTCTAATTAGTATAGTCTCAGATCCATTCATATCTAAGTTTAGAGATGTACCATCAAAGAATAATTCTCCATCAGTACCTGTACCAAAGTTTATACCATATGAATCATTAAATGATAGATCTGAATCGATTTTTGTGTCATTAATTTTTAATTCAAGTGTTGCAGGAGTCGACGTTGATCCATTTGCTGTTTGTGTCCAATTTGCTGTAATACCGCCTGTATTAACAAGTTTAATTGCATGATTAGCTGTATCATCTAAAATAACATCATGATCAGTACCGTCGCTGTCTAAGAAATGCCATGTTAAATCTAGCGTCTTTGTTCCAACATTAGTATTAGTAACGTGTCCTTCACTATCTATAGTAACTTCTAGATCATTAATAAATGTATACGATCCGTTTGAAGGATTTGCATCAATGTCAGCGGCACCAACCGAAGTATGTGCAAATTGATAAACGCCGGTTGCTGGTTTAGTAATTCCAATGCCTGCGCCTTCCTTGAACTGGAAAGTATCAGTATTTGAAACTGCTGCTGTATCTAAAGATTTATCTGATCCGCCTGAGTCTTGTACTTTAATAGTTTTAAAGATGTTTTGACTGCTACCTTTATCAGTGTTAGTAATATTAAATTCTACTGTATGCGGGGTTGAAGGCGTAGTAGCTGCTGCACCTAAATTTGTTACATCTACATCTAAAGTAACTCCGTCGCTTGTTCCTTCTGTGAATTTAACATAATCGTCACTTCCAGCAAATGCTAAATCTCCCGAGTCACCTACAAGTCTCCACTGATCATATCTGTCATACTCTGACGGTACTGGAATATTATATTCTGAACTGCCGTTACTAAATTTCCATCTATCAAAATTTTCGTTCCATAAAATAGTTGCATTTGTACTTGTGCCTCTGTCAACTATAAGACCGTGTGATCCCCCAGAAGCCGGTGTTCCTGCTTGAGAAGAATCAAAAGTTAAGAATGAATTATTACTTGCATTAGATTCTATATTTATTAGTCCATTATATGCTGTATATGTTTGAGTTTTAACATTATCACTTAGTGCAAAGCGAACTTGATTATTTGAAATTGTTGTTTCAATTTGATCACTAGCACCGTCAAATGTTAATATATCATTTTGTAAACTTACTGCATCATTTGCGCCTACATCACCTGAAATTGTTAATGTAGTATTAAAATTATCTACATAATCTTTTGTAGCAGCATCACCAGCATCTGTTGGTGTACCAAGATTAATAATCTTTTGATCATGCATATCAATTGTTGTTTGAACACTTAAAAATTCTTCGTATGCGGTACCTGAGCCTGAGCCTGCATTTGCTGCTGTAAATACATCACCTGAATTATATGTCACACCTGTTGTGCCAGCTGCGGCGTTCCAATCAGTTGTTCCAGATGTTCTAATTGTATACTTATAGTTAACATTAAAGTCGCCAGCTGCTACAACTTCTGTACTTAAATGGTTACTAAATGGTAGTTGAACTATGCCTTCTAGTTTAATATAGTTAGCAGCAGTTAGAACAACATCACCTGTACCTGTTGCTTTAACATTAATACTATCGTTAGCTTGTCCTTCAAACTTAAACGTATCAGTAGGAACATCAAGTCCAATAATGTTTCTGCCTTCCATGTTAATCGAGTTTGGTCCTAAGTACAAATCTCTCCATTTGAAACTTGCACTACCTAAATCATATGTATCATCTGCATTTGGAATTATACTTGTAAGTAAGTTACCGTTTAGTCTATTTTCAACTCTAGCATCAGTATAGTATAAATTTGTACCTTCTGTCAAATCACCTGTATCATGATTTGACAAAGTTGAAACAGTACCAGTAACGTTTCCTGTAAACCCGCCAACTGGTGCACTAATAGTACCAGTAGTTGCTGTTATATCACCTGTTGCAGAAACAATATTTACAAAGTTTGATGTACCAGATGTAGCTGTTACGTTACCTGCTACGTCACCTGTTAAGTCACCTATAAATGTGTTAGCTACAAGATCTTCACCTGCTAATGTCCAACGATCATTTGACTCATCCCATACAAATGATACATTAACATCACTTCCTCTTTCTACTTCAAGTCCAGCATTGGCTGTTGCACTGCCTGTAGCATTACTATTAAGTAGGATAATATTATCTGCAAGTTCAATAGTTTCTGTTTCTAAACTTGTAGTCAATCCTTGGACTGTTAAGTCACCTGTAACAGTTAAGTCTGTAAATGACAAGCTGGCAACAGTTAGAGTTCCGTCTACGTCAACATCGTTAAATGTAACATTAGATGTGACTGCAACATCTTGTCCGATACTAATATTACCGCCTGAATAAGTAACACCTGTTCCGCCTACTAAGTGTGCATCAACTCTAGCATCTGTATAGTACATAGTACCGCTCGAAGTTGTTGCACTAGGATCTTCTGCAAGATCTGCTGTACTGTGATTTGCAATACTTGTAACTGTACCAGTTACATCACCAGTTAAGTCACCGTCAAATCTTGTTGTAGCAGTAACAATAGCACCACTTATATTATTGGTTGTGTTTATAGCACCACTTGAATTAGTTGTTCCTGCAATTGTAAGTCCATTAGTTGCTTCTATAGTAGTAAACTTACCAGATACATGAGTAGTTGAACCAATAGTAGTATTATTGATTGCACCAGCAGTGATTGTGATATTATCAAATGAACTTGCGCCTGTTGATGTAACGTTACCGTTGAGATTACCGTTAAGTGTGTTTGATGCAAACACATTTGTAAAGTATCCGACATCTCTATTAGCATTATCACCGATCTGCGTATTAATAATATTACCACCAGTAATCTGTGCATTTACTGTATCCATTTGAGTGAATACACCAGTGCTTGCTGTGCCACTTGCGCCGATAGTTGTACTTCCAATCGAGCCGCCTGTAATTGTAACACTACTCGAAGTTACAGCACCATTAACATCACCAGTTACGTCACCGTAGAACATACTTGCTGTTAGGTCTGCATTATTTGTAGACCATCTTGATGAACTTGTATCATATACAAACGATACTGATCCGCCACCGTTTCTATTTACAACTATTCCTGCATCAACATCAACACCTGAATCTGAATTCAATGTAATTGTGCTTGCATAGAAGTCTGCATCACCTTGTACTTCTAAGTTTCCTGGTAATACTAAGTTACTAAATGACAAGTCGCCGTTAATTGTAATGTCATCAAATGTTGCAGTGTTACCTGCAGTAACTTCAAGAGCACCATTAAATGTTGCTGTGCCATTTGAAATTATAGCGCCGCCTGTTGTAAGATTATTTAATGTTGTAGTACCTGTTGATGTGTTAACGTTACCATTCAAGAATTTTGTAGTATGATTAATAAGCACACTTGCATCACTTGCAATAACATCACCAGTTAAATCTCCGTCTAAATTACCTACAAAGTTTGTAGATGTTACAGTTGTTAATCCAGCAAGTGTTGTTGAGCCTGCGCCTAGTGCAATTGCTGTTGTACCAATAGTTACATCATCATTAACTAGTTTTGCATTTGCAATCGATCCAGCTAACATTGTATTTGTAACTGTTCCTGTATCAGTTGTATATACTCCGTTAGTTACTGTTGATGCATTACCTATAAAATCTGTAGCTGTAATTGTAGTTGCACTCATTGTCGGTGCATTAATGTTTCCAGATGCATTAATTGTACTATTTGCATCTAATGTAGTAAATTTACCAGTGCTTCTGCCTAGCTCGCCTATTGTAGTGTTTACAATGGCGCCGCCACTGATGTTAACATTGCTCGAGACTAAATTTGTAACAGTTATACCGCCGATTGTGCCGCCATTTATTGCATCTCCGTTGATAGCATCGTTAGCAAAGCTTACTGAAGCAGCAGCACTAAAGTCAACAACGTCAGCAGCAGCTGATGTAATCGAACCTACATAATTATTTGCATTTACTACACCGTCTACACGTAGATCTTCGCTTACAACAAATCTAGTATTTGCATGACTATATGTTATACCAATACCTGACGTACCTACAGTAAATCCTGCGCCATCGCCTGTTGCTGAATCTGTGGCGCCGTCTGCTACAACAATAACTTTGTCAGTTAATCTTAGTTCTGTTGAGGTAATAGATGTTACGCCGCCATTGACAGTAAGATTACCGCCAACTACAACATCACTAGATGTATTAATAGTTGTAAAGAACCCTGCTGCTTGATCTGCGCCAGCAGCTGAACCAATTGCTGTAGCTTTAATAGTACCACCTGTAATATCTACATTTGTTGATGTAACATCACCTATTAATGCACCAGTTGTAATTGTAATATCATTTGCTACTGTAAGTTCATCACCTACCTCTAAATCATTTCCTACATAAAGTGATTGTGCTTCAGTACTCCATGTACCGCCTGTTTGACTTGCATTTTCTTGCCAAATAAATCTAACATCGCCTGCTGTATCTCTATTGATCACCATACCAGCAACAGCACTTGCGCCTAGCTGTGCATCAGCTGATAGAGTAAATGTTTCAGTATCGATATTTAAACCACCTTCAGCAGTTAGCATACCGCCAATATTCAAGTCAGCAAAGCTAATATTACCACCGATGCTAACATTGTTAAATGTTGCTAATCCTGTTGAAGTAAAGTTGTTTAAGAAACCATTTTTCGTTGTGTTAGTTTCGTTAAGATCTCCAACAAGCTTTGTTGCAGCCGTAATGATTCCGCCGTCAATTGTTCCAGTGCCAGCATCAACTGTATTTGTTTCTACATTATCAAAGAATGCGTTAACTGGTGTAATATTACCTATTACAACATTATTCAATGTCGAACCTGTTGATCCCGGTGCAATAGTAAATGTACCAGTAACACCTAGTGTATTTCCAGTGCCAACAGTTACATTACCGTCGATTACATCGCCGCCGGATAGTAAATCACCAGTTACGTTACCGGTAATATTGCCTATAAATCCGCTACTTGCTGTTATAGTTGTACCATAGATAGTAGCTTGGTCTCCACCAACTGCACTACCAATAGTTGTACCGGTAATAGCACCGTCTGTGATGCTAACACCGTTAGTGATATCAGCTGTAAACTTAGTGCTTACTGCAATATCATTTGCTGTTACGTTATTAAAGTTACTTGTGCCAGCAGTAATATTAACATTACCTGTAAATATTGCATCAATTGATGATATACCTGTTTCAAGTACTTTATTCGAGCCGCTGTTATAAATGTCACCTGTAACATCTGCTGTTATCATTCCAGCACTAAAGTCGCCACTTGCATTTCTAAACACGGTAGTTGAAGGAGTATTTGCATCAGTTGCATTAGACGTTACTGTAAATGTACCTGCTTCTGTATTTACACTACCACTAATACCATTACCAGATGTTGTAGCTTGTTCGACATAACTACCATCTGTATGTGTACCTAGTGTAACACTATCGTTTGTAATTGTTGTTGCAATACTTGCTGTATCGCCTGCATTTGTAAATGTTGCTGATCCTGTAATTGGACCAGTAAGTGCAACAGTAACCGCTGAACTCATAGCAGTAGTTGTATCAACATTACCGACAACGTTACCAGTAAATACCGCAGTTGTACCAGATGTATCTAAGATAACACCACTAGTGTTAGAACTAATAACATCACCTGTTATATCACCAGTAAATCCTGTATTCGCTGTAATAGTTGTACCAGTAATAGCTGCTGCGCCGCCAATCGCAGTACCGATAGTAGTGCCATTAATAGTGCCGCCTGTAAATGCTACAGTATCTGAACTTAGTGTCTTACCAGTAGCAACTGATACGTTATCATTTAAGTTTGTTACAGTTGTCACTGTTAAGCTACCGCCTACTGACACGTTATTGTCAGTTTCTATAGTTGTAAATTCACCAGTATCTCTAGTAGTAGCACCAATTGAGCCTGTAACGTCACCTATTAAGTTTGCTGTAATTGTACCTGCACTAAAATCACCACTTGCATCTCTAAACACGATAGTCGATGGCAAGTTAGTATCTGTAGCGTTCGAAGTTACAGTAAACGTGCCTGCTTCTGTATTTACACTACCACTAATACCGTTACCAGATGTTGTAGCTTGTTCGACATAACTACCAGTAGTATCAGTTCCAAGCGCAACACTATTAGCTTCAACTGTTAGAGCAATATTAGAAACATCACCGCTACCGTCTGTTGTAAATGTACCGGTTACATCACCGCCTGCGAATGTAATTGTTCTAGCAGTTTGCCATGCACTTGCTGTGGTTGCATTTCCTGCTAATGCACCGTTAAATGTTGTTGCATTAATAGTTGGAGAATCAATTTGTGTACTTGCTGTAAATGTACCTGCTTTAAACTCTTCTGTACCTATTGACCATGCAAGATCAGTTTGATTCCAAATTAACTCTTTACTAACGCCGCCACTCAAGTTAATATTAAGACCGCCTGACTCGGCTGTAGTAGCGTTACTATTTAGAACGATAATGTTGTCTGCAAGTAAAATTGTTTCTGTATTTACAGTTGTAGTTGACCCACCGATTGTTAAATCGCCTGCAATAACTGCGTTACCAACAGCATCAACTGTAAAGTTTCCACTTCCAACATTAATTGTACCCGGAGCAAAGGCACCAGTTAAAGTCAAGTCGTTTAGAACAGCATCTTTGTTATTATCAATAACTGCTGTGCCGCCGCCGATAAACAATTTACCTATACCTGCGGAAATATTAATATCACCAGATGATGTAATTTCAGTTGCATCAACTGTAGTGAATGCACCAGTGTCTTGTCCTGATACACCGACCTTACCTTCAAAGCTTGTTGATGCGCTTATTACTGTGCCGTCAATTGTAGTTGCGCCAATTGTTGTTCTATCTGCTACGCTTGCACCGATTGTTGTGCCGTCTATAGCACCACCGTTAATATCAACGTTATCTAATTTTGCTAAGCCGCCTTCTACAGTAAGTGTTGTGCCTATTACTGCTGAACCTGTTGTAGTTAGATCTGTAAATCCGCCAGTATTCTTTGTTCCTGCTCCGATAGTTCCTGTAACAGCACCGGTAAGTGGACCTACAAACGCTGCACCAGTGATCGTGCCGCCGTCAATTGAGCCTGCGCCAGTGTCGATAGTTCCTGCAACAACATCTGTAAATGTACCAGCTGCTGCTGTTGCAGCGCCTATAATAG